GAGGCATTTTTTGGATGAAAAAATTTAAAGACAACTTAAACGACTTTTTTAAATGGGTTAAAGGTACAGAGTTAGTTGAACTAGACGACATAGATGTAGCTGAGGATCCTGTAAGACCTGAATTAACTTTAGGTTTTAGAATTACACATGGTAGAAAGATATTAGGACTAAAATTCAATGACGAGATTGAGGCAATAGTTTGTGTTGCAATATGTCCTGAAGTACCATATACAGTTAGAGAAATGGATTACATGTCAAGAACTAAAGACGGTAAAATTGTAATAGCATATACTGTATGGTCAAGAAAACGTGGTGCAGGTAAAGAAATTATTAATAAATTAGGTGAGTGGGTGATTAAAAATGAGTACGAAAGATTGGTAACATTATCTCCATTAACACCAATGGCTACACACTTTCATATTAGAAATGGTGCCAAGCAAGTACATATAAACGATGAAACTCAAAATTTTGAATACAAGTTAAAATGATTATGTTAAAAACATTAGATATATCTTTCATACTATTAATTACCTTACATTGGGCATTTTCTATAGGTATGTTGGTAGCAATAAAAACTGATTGGTCTATACCAAGATTTATTTTGATGTTAATTTTAACAAGGTATTTAATTATGAGTTATGGATATTAAAAAGAAATACAATATAATATACGCCGATCCTCCGTGGCACTTCCAAAATTATAATAATGAAAGTGCTCAAACTAATCCAGAGAATCATTATCCAACAATGACTATGAAAGACATAGAGAACTTACCAGTTGGAGATATTGCAGATAAAGATTGTGTATTGTTTATGTGGTGTACCGACCCTTTACTACACAAACAAATACCATTGGTAGAGAAGTGGGGATTTGAGTACAAGACCGTAGGTTTCACGTGGGTGAAGACGAATAAGAATCGAATCAAGAATTATTTTTTTAAAGGTCCAGGTTATTGGACAAGAGCCAATACAGAGACTTGTATACTTGCAACAAAGGGTAAACCAAAACGTATTGGTGCCAACGTAGATAGATTGGTTGTGAGTGAACGTAGAGAACATAGTAGAAAACCAGATAGAATTAGAGACGATATAGTTAAATTATGTGGAGATTTACCACGTATAGAATTATTTGCTAGAACTTCTATGCCTGGTTGGGACGTATGGGGAAACCAGGTTGACAAATTTACTATTTAATGATAGGATAAACGTATGAAAACCAAAAATTTGACAAGTGACCAAGCATTGCATTGTGCTGGTATATTTAATAATTACTTTGAAAAGTTTGGTCGTATAGATGAATATATGAGAGATCAAAAGTTATCTCAAATAGAAAATGTACCAACGGCTTTGCCTGGTATGGGTTTAGAAAGTACCATATATTCTAATTTTGATATGTCACCTAAAGATATGGAGTTTGAAATATTGGAACCTGATAATGAAACATATGATACATTATTAAATATGACTTCTTCTCATACTAATATGTCAAGTGTACCTGGTAAAAATTTAAAGATTGCAGTAAAAGAAAAGAATACTAATCAGTGGGTAGGATTTATAAGATGTGGTTCTCCAGTTATAAACATGAAACCAAGAAACGAATTATTAACTCACGTACCAGAATTAGTAAGTTTTAATAAAACATCTATAATGGGATTTGTAATAGTACCAACTCAACCATTTGGTTTTAATTATCTAGGTGGTAAACTATTAGCCGCTATATGTTGTAGTCATACTATTAGAGAAAAATTAAATAAAAAATATGGCATGAACTTATCATTATTTGAAACAACAAGTTTATATGGTAATAGTAAATCATCAAGTCAATATGATGGTATGAAACCATATTTAAGATACAAAGGATTAACTGATAGTGATTTTATACCTTTGATACATGGTAAACCTTTCCATGATCTTGCAACGTTTATTGATAGTGCTGTAGGTAAACTTGTTAAAGATGACGCCTCTAGTAGAAAACTAAAACTAACAACGGCCATTATTGGTTTAATAAAAAGAAGTTTAAATGGTAGTGATCTACAAAGATTTAATACAACTATAAGTAATGCTAAGAAATTAACTGAAAGAAAAAGATACTATGTTAGTGACTATGGTATCAAGAACTATCTAGATATAGTAAAAGATAATACAAAAGAAGTAGTTAAAGGAGAGAATTGGGATAAATTCCACCTAAATAATATCATAGATTGGTGGAAGAAGAAAGCTGAATCTCGTTATAATAAACTTAAAGAAGACAAAAGATTAAGAACTGAATTAGAAATATGGACACCAGAAGCAAAGATAGATATAATAAGATAACGTCTATGGCAATATCAGAAAAGTCGTATAACGAATTAAAGGAATATTGGGACTTCCAAAGAATCAAGGAGTACAATTGGGAAAAGATATGTGAAATAGTGGACGAGATTGAAGATAAGTTTGCTTTTACACATGGTAAATCTGGTCTAGAATTAAAAGAAAATCTATGGAATAAGATACACCAAGATGAGTATGAAATGCCACCAAAAGGTTGGGTACCAAAAGATACAAAGTGGAGATTATGGTATGAGGGTGAGCCTAAACCGTGGTTAATAAAACAAGAAATAAAGAAGTATCAAGCTTGACAATATTAATGAGATATGTTATAGTGAATAATAATTAAGGAGACAATATGAGTGATTTTTTAAAAGATATAATAAAAGAGAGTGGAAATGAATATGCAGGTTTAGTTAGTGATGGAATAGATAGTGCTGATGTTACCAGTTTTATAGACACAGGCTCTTATTCTTTTAATGCTTTACTATCAGGAAGTATTCATGGTGGATTACCATCAAACAAAATTACAGCAATCGCTGGAGAAGCTGCGACAGGAAAGACTTTCTTTGCATTAGGAATTGTAAAGAATTTTTTAGACAAAGATAAAGAGGCAGGTGTCATTTACTTTGAATCAGAAAGTGCCGTATCAAAAGACATGATTGAAAGTCGTGGTGTAGACGGTAAGAGAATGGTTGTAGTACCAGTTGCTACAGTACAAGAATTTAGAAATCAATCAATAAAAATTATAGACAAATATTTAGAACAACCAGAGGCGAAAAGAAAGCCTATGATGTTTGTATTAGATAGTTTAGGTATGTTATCTACTACAAAAGAAATGGAAGACACAGCCGCTGGTAAAGAAACAAGAGATATGACTAGATCACAAATAGTCAAATCTACTTTCAGAGTTTTAACTTTAAAATTAGGTAAAGCAAATATACCTATGATAATGACCAATCACACCTACGATGTTATTGGTTCTATGTTCCCTCAAAAAGAAATGGGAGGTGGTTCAGGATTGAAATACGCTGCCTCATCAATCATCTATTTAAGTAAACGTAAAGAAAAAGACGGTACCGAAGTAGTTGGTAATATTATTCATTGTAAAAATTACAAATCTAGATTAACAAAAGAGAACGCTATGATAGACGTTAAATTAACCTACAAACACGGACTTGATAAACATTATGGTCTTTTGGATATGGCTGAAGCAGCTGGTATCTTTAAGAAAGTATCAACTCGTTTTGAAACACCACAAGGTAAGGTGTTTGGTAAATCTATCAATGACGATCCAGAAAAGTATTTTACAAAGGAGATATTACAACAAATAGATGAATACGCCAACAAAAAATTCCGATACGGATCAGACGAAGAATAAAAAACGTTATATCTATGCACAAAAAACAGGTGCAGATTACACGGCTATAAAATTACTTGAAGACAAATACAGAAATGTAATCTACAAGTATGGTAAAGTTGCCTTTGCAAAAGAGGAAGATGATAAAGGACAATTGCCAATGAAGTTTGATTATGATATATTAACTAATCCCGAAGACAAAGATATAGAAAATCAGGAATTTGTAGATTACATAGGTGACATACTTATTGAAGTAATGGAAGAACAACTGAACGCAGGCAAGGTAGAATTTACCAATGAATAACGAAAGAATAGAAGTCACAATATTAAGAAACTTAATGTACAATGAGCCGTACATGAGAAAATCTATACCATTTTTAAAAGACATATACTTTTCCAAAAGGGAAGAACATATTTTATTTGGAGAAATATATAATTTCATATCAAAATATAATAATCTACCTACTAAAGAAACTATTTTAGTTGAAATGGGTCATAGAAAAGACCTGAACGATGATGAAGTAAGATCGGTAAAAGAAGTATTAGAAGTATTAAATCCTGAAGATGTTGACCAGAATTGGCTAATAGATACAACAGAAAAATTTTGTAAAGATCGTGCCGTTCATAATGCAGTATTAGAGGGTATTAAAATATTAGATAAGAAAGATAGTAAGAGAACACCAGAGGCAATACCAAGTATATTGGCTGACGCTTTGGCAGTATCATTTGACAATCATATTGGTCACGATTATTTAAATGACAGTGATGATAGATATCAATGGTATCATACTAAAGAGAAAAAATTCCAATTTGATTTAAGTTATTTCAATAAGATTACAAAAGGTGGTGTACCAAGTAAGACTTTAAATATTGCTCTTGCAGGTACAGGTGTTGGTAAATCTTTGTTTATGTGTCACGTAGCTTCTAGTTTCCTTGCACAAGGAAAAAATGTATTGTATATTACTTTAGAAATGGCAGAGGAAAGAATTGCAGAAAGAATAGACGCTAACTTATTAGATGTTACCATGGACGATTTACATTCTATACCAAAAGATATGTACAATGACAGATTAAAAAAGGTACAAGACAAGACTAAAGGTCAATTAATTATTAAAGAATATCCAACGGCGTCTGCTCATAGTGGACATTTTAGAGCATTATTAAATGAACTTGCATTAAAGAAATCTTTTAAACCACAAGTATTGTTTATAGATTATTTAAACATATGTGCTTCAAGTAGATTTAAAGGTGGTAATATATCATCATACTTTTATATTAAGGCTATCGCTGAAGAATTAAGAGGTCTAGCAGTAGAGTTTGATCTACCTATTTTCAGTGCTACACAAACAACTAGAACTGGTTATACAAGTACAGATATTGGTTTAGAAGATACAGCAGAGTCTTTTGGTTTACCAGCAACGGCTGACTTTATGTTTGCTCTACAATCAAACGATGAACTAGAACAACTAGGGCAGATGAAAGTAAAACAATTAAAGAATAGATATAATGATCCTTCTTTTCATAGATCATTTATTCTTGGTGTAGATAGAGCCAAAATGAGATTGTATGATGTAGAAAATACAGCTCAAAATATAGTAGATAAAGGAACTGAAACAAAAAAGGAAGTAAATCCTTATGATAAGTTTTCAGATTTTAAAGTATAATGCCTAAAGTACAAAAAGTAAGATTTAGCAGAAACGATAGAAGACCAAAGTCTGATAAAGATTATGATAAATTACACTACAGTAAAAAGATGGTCAAAAGAGGCCGTAAAATATTATGGCAAGTTAAAGAAAAACCTACCAATAATGTGGTAGCAACATATTTCTTTGAGGAAGACGCAGACAGATTAGTTAAATTTCAAAACAAACATAAGGTTTGGGAAATGAATGGTGGGATTCCTAGATTTTTATGGGTAGATAACAGATAATTTACTTGCCTCTTTCTTATAAATATGTTATGAGAGAGATATATGGCATATAATTTAGCAACAGTTTCAACGTTAACTCAACACGTACCATCTAATATAAAGAGTGATTTTACATCTTTATTAAAACTAATGGTAGAGGGCGCCTATTATGGCGATGATTCTCCTGTCACAAAGTCTAAAGTATATACAGTTAAAGTATCTCCAGACAATCTAAAAAAAGTCTTACCTACATTAAAGAAAAAATATACAGCAAAAGTTAAATCAGGTGCTAAACTATCTGCTGACTTTATAGTACAAGATTATAAAATAAAATTTATAGAGACAGGTAAAAAATCTGTAGGACAACTAGACGCACAAGTCACAGCAAAACAAGAAAGAGCCTCACTTTGGATTATTAAAAGATCATTAAAAGATAAGATTAACTATAAATGTCCTGAAGATATATCTAAAGACAAGAAATATAAAGAACTAGTGGCAATATATCCAGATGTTATGGAAGCTGGTTGGTTAGATAATTTTTATGCACAACAAAAAAAAATATTAGAAGTGTTTAGAGGTAAATCATGGACAGAATATAACAGAGACGGTGGTTTTATGGATTATATTTCTAACTTAATAAGAGATAAGTTTAAGATTTCAAAAAAAGATAGTTGGAACCCTGCTGACATATGGTTGATTAAAAATGAAAACAATGTTAGACAAAATATTAATGCTGCTATGAAAGGTAACTCTGTATCTATATCTAAATTAAATGATGTGATGAAAACTTTATATAGTCAATATAAATTGGCAGGTATATCATTAAAAAAGATTTCAGGTAAAGAGGCAAAATATGAGGAAGTAAATACTAAAAATGCATTAATGAGAGACAGTAAGTTTGTAATGAAGTTAGATAGATCAGTTATGAAAATGGGTAACAAGTCAGATAAAACTTTAGTGTCTGCTGATATGAGAATAGATATAAAATCTGCTAACGATGTTTGCGAGTTTCAAGTTAGACAAAACGGAAAAGGATTTAATCAAAATTTAAAATGGGATGGTAAATTTAAAGGTGCTGGTGCAGCTCGTATAGGTAAAGTACCAGTAGATTTATTAACAAGATTAATGGCAGAGTATGGTATAGGAAATAATAGTAAATTATTCTTTGTGAATAATCATAATCTATATCCTAAATCATTGGCTGCTTTTGATAAGGTCAAGTCAGTTTACCTAAAACGATTTAAATTGGTCAATAGATATACAGATACAGGTATTTCAGACAGTAAATTTATTGAAACTATGATAAAGTCATACAATAGTAATGACTTAAAGAACGGAGTATCACATACTAAACTAATGGAATTGGATTTTTTGCATGTAATATACTCTATACCACCAGCAAAAAGAAACAAAATGTTGACGGATATGGTATTTTTAGCAGAGAAAAGAGGGTCACAATTTGGTCCTTTTGGCAAGTTATACTAGTATAAATAGTGGTAACTTGCTTTATTGAATGAGAGAGTGAATTAATTTATGGATAAAATGAGAAAGATATGTTTAATTTTAAAGGTTTCATAACAAAGGAAAAGAACACACATTTAGAACATCTAGAAGATGATATAATCAATAGAGGTTCCAGAGGTGGAGATAATGCTGTAAAATTTCTAAAATCAATTAGAAATATGTTAGCAGGGTCCTCTGGTGGTAAAGTTAACATGTCTGTTAAGTGGGACGGAGCTCCTGCTATTGTATGTGGAATAAATCCAGAAAACGGTAAATTCTTTGTTGGTACTAAATCAGTATTCAACGTCAAACCAAAAATCAATTATACACCAGGAGATATTATGAGTAATCATAGTGGACCTGTTGCAGATAAATTACTAGTCTGTTTAAGAGAATTAAAAAAATTAAGAATAAGAGGTATCTACCAAGGAGATTTACTCTTTACAAATGATACTAAAATACAAGTCATAGATGGAGAGTCTATGATATCTTTCACACCAAACACAATCACATATGCAACACCAGTAAACTCTACTCTAGGTAAAAAGATTAGAAGAGCAAGAATGGGAATAGTATTTCATACAAGTTATACAGGTAAAGATATGAAAAGTTTAGGTGCTGGTTTTGGTACAATATCTGGTAGATCAGGATCATCGGCAGTATTTTTAGCAAGTGCTGGATATACTGATACTTCCGGTTCATCTACATTTACTAGTGGAGAGTTGGCAAGATTTGATGGTTTAATTAGAATGGCTGAAGGCTCTTTAGGTAAAGCTTCATCTATACTAAATGAAATGTCAAGATCAAATGATTCATTGTCAGTAGGTTTTAGATTGAAGGCTTTCTTTAATCATTATATTAGAAACACACAAGGTCATATGGGTAAGGTTAAACAATTACAAGGTATGTTTAGAGATTACTATGAGAATATTTTAACGGAAGAAATAGCAAATAGAAAAACACCAAAAGGTAAACAAAAGTATATAGACCTATTAAATACTAATTTAAAATGGATTGATAGAAATGACAATGCATTATATTTTGCTATAGCTTCTCACGTAAGTTTAGGTAATGCAAAGAACTTTTTAATATCTAAACTATCACAAATACAAAGTATAGGTCACTTTATTAGAACATCAAATGGTTACAGAGTAACCAATCCAGAGGGTTATGTTGCAGTAAACAGATCAGCTGGTGCAATAAAATTAGTAGACAGATTAGAATTTAGTAGATCAAACTTTACTATTGCTAAAGATTGGGTAAAAGGATAATGATAGGATTTAAAGATTACATATTCAAATTTTTAGAAGAAGCTAGACAACCAAAAATTATTTTAATTGGTGGTCCAGGTAGTGGTAAATCTACATATGCAAAATTTATAACAAAAGAATTTAATATACCACACATATACCCAGGTGAACTATTAAGAAAAGAGAAAGCAAAAGGTGGTGAAATGGCCAAAAGATTATCTAATTTAGGTAAGGGTCACTTTGCTCCAAATGATATAGTTTTAAAACTTGTATTTGACGCCGTTGACAAAGCAGATGGTTTTGTATTTGATGGCTTTCCAAGATATATGCAACAAGTTAGAGACATGGAAAAGAAAGGTATTACTATAGATAATGTGGTATTTTTAGATGTAAGTCAGGAAGAAGTTATCAAAAGACTAACTGCTAGAGGCAGAGTTGATGATAAACCTGATGTAATTAAAAACAGAATTGCCTTATATAAAAAAGAAACTGGTCCTGTAATAGAATATTATAGAGATAAACCAGGTTTTGTATCTATTAAAGCTGAGGGCGATACGCCAGAGAACATAGCTAAAGAGATAATAAATAAGGTAAAAAACAAATAATGGAAAAGGAGATAATTTATACTATGAGTGAAGGAGAAACATTAAAATTTCCAGTACCGGAAGGTATGGAAGATAACAACATTGATGGTTTAACAACAACTGTTGATGTTTTAAATGCAGTAAAAGATAACATTGGTAAAGATAACGACAAGGCAGTTGAATTGATTGACCAATTACTAAACAGCGGAAGTGGTGCATTTGGACCACAAGGCAAGGAAGAATAGGAGACATAATGTATATAAAAGGTGGAATGAAAAAACTATCAAAGGCAATAGCAAAATCGGCTAAGACACAAATGGATGCTGAGATTGCTAAAGCAGAAAAAGAGGAAAAAGAAATGATGGCTGAAATAGATAACCTAGATACAACAAATCCTCCTGTATTAGGTGATGAAGGCGTAGATAATATGTCTGTAAAAGAAAAATTAGGAACATGGACTCATAATTTTTCACAATTAGAGGATAGAGAAAAGTTTTATTACATGCTTGAACAAGGCAGAGGTATAGTAGAACTTGACGAAAAGAAAAGAGTAAACGGATATAGAGTATACGGCTGTGTTAGCCAAGTATGGGTATTACCGTCATTAAAAGATGAGAAAATGATCTTTGAAATAGACGCTGACTCTCACGAGGCTAGAGGTGTATGTTATATTCTTAAATCTATTTTTTCAGGAGGAACACCATCTGAAATTTTAGAAGTAACAGACGATCAAATAGTTGACATAGGTTTCTATCAAATATTAACACCAAAAAGACGAGACGGTCTTTTCGCAGTAGTTAATGCTATAAGAACTTACGCCAAAGATATGGTTGAAATGTTGGAAGAAGCGGCTAAAGCACAAGAGTAATGAAGAACTTAAAAGAAGTACAAGCATTTTTAAATGAGGGTGTCTATGATAAAGGCATTTTCAAAGCTTTCTTCTTGGCAGGTGGTCCTGGTTCAGGTAAATCATTTGTCACTCAAGCCGCTTTTGCTGGCGTAGGATTAAAAATAGTAAACTCTGATACAATCTTTGAAAGAGGATTATTAAAAGCAAACCTATCTTTAAAAATGCCAGACGAAGAAGAATATTTTAGAAACGCAGTACGAGACAGAGCAAAACTTACAGCAGGTTCTCAATTAGATACCTATGTTAAAGGAAGATTAGGTCTTGTTATTGACGCAACTGGTCGTGATAAATCTATAATCAGCAGACAACATTCTATGTTGAAAGCATTAGGTTATGATTGTTATATGATTTTTGTAAACACAAGTTTAGATGTGGCTATAGAAAGAAACAAAACAAGAACAAGATCAATACCTGAATATATTGTAAAGAATAGTTGGAACAAAGTACAGTCTAATATGGGTGCCTTTCAAGCCGTATTCGGACCACAAAACTTATTAATTATTGATAATAATAGAACAGAAAAAGAATTGGTAACCAGTACTATTCAGACTGCTTCAAAATATATTAGAAGACAACTTAATAGAAATCCAAATAACTATCTAGCTAAACAATGGATAGCAAAAGAATTGCAGGCAAAGAAAAGATGATTAAAAATTTTAAAGAATTTGTCATAAAAGAAAGTATCATAGATATACCACGTAGAACATATGCGCCTGGTGTATTTGATAAGGCTGATACTAAAGACCCTAAAATTAAACCTAGTGTTAAAAAACAAATACAAGATCAGATTAAAGAATTTGAAAAAGAATATCCTGTTATTAAGATAGCATTAATAGGATCAATACTAACAAAGAGATATAGAAATGACGCTGACCTTGACATCAATGTATTGTTTGATGTACCAAAAGAAAAACAAGAAGATGAAAGACTAGCACTATCTAAAAAGTATTTGTCAGCGAGTAATCCTGATAACATACAAGGCGAATTAATACCAGGTACTAAACACCCAATCAACTACTATTTTATAACAGATCAAAAAACATATGACGATCAAAATAAAAAAGCAGACGCAGTGTTTGATATAGAGAACGATAAGTTTATTAAAAGACCAGAAGATTTTACTTTTGATACAAACTTATACGTAAAAGAATTTGAAAGAAAAGTACAAGAATTAGATGTAGTTAAAGGCGAATTAAAAAGAGACATAATAGATTACCATGAATTAGTTGAATTACAACCAGATGATATTTTAAATCTACAAGAAAAAATTAATGAGAAGTTGGAAGAAATAGAAGACAGTATTAAACAGATAGTAAAAGTAGGTGACGGAGTTGACGCAGATAGAAGAGCTGCATTTGCTGGTGATATGAATCCAGATGAGATAAGAAAATACGGTATTAAAAATAGATTACCTAAAAATGTTATCTATAAGATGTTAGAAAAATACCACTACTTAAAATTCTACAAAAAATGTAAAGAAGTTTTAGAAGACGGTAAAGTTACCGATGATGAAATTAAATCTTTAACTAAAGAACAAATAGATGAAATGAATTTAGAATCTATTGCTAGTTCCTGGAATGATTTAATTAGAAGAACAATCAAAGCACCTCAAATGAAAGCAGGTGTACAACTATATTTAAAATATTTAAGACAAGGTATGAAAGACGCCAAGAATAAGGCAGCTCAACATGCTGGTATAGATTACAATGAATTTGGTAAAGCAGTAAGAGACGCTGGCTTACCTGAAGAAGTGACGGAAGAATTAAGAAGACCAAGAAAATCAATTGCGTTTACTTTTGGTAGATTTAATCCACCAACTATAGGCCATGAAAAACTTATTAGAAAAGTTAAATCAGTAAGAGCAAATACTCATAAAATTTATTTAAGTAGAAGTGAAGACAGTAAGAAAAATCCATTATCGCCTAGTAAGAAACTAGCATATATGAAAAAGATGTTTCCTTCTCACGCAAAAGATATAGAGATTAATAGAACAAACATGATACTAGATATTGCTACTAGTTTATACAACAAAGGATATACAGAGGTCTTTATGGTTGTAGGTAGTGATAGAGTAAGAGAGTTTGATCAAATACTAAACAAATATAATGATGTTAAATCAAGACATGGTTATTATAACTTTGATAATATCAATGTGTTATCAGCAGGCGAAAGGGATCCAGACGCAGAGGGAGCTTCAGGTATGAGTGCAAGTAAGATGAGAGCTGCAGCTGCCAAAGATGATATAGGTTCTTTCAAAAGAGGGTTACCTAGTGGTGTAAACGCTGCTGACCTAATGAAAGATGTTAGAAAAGGTATGAGACTAGCCGCTTCAGTTAATCATCATTTAGGTTATGGTAATAAACCAATGTTAAGTATGGAAGAATATGGACAACAACAGATTAGAGACCTTTATTTAAGAGATATGATATTCAATATCGGAGAAAAGGTAGATTACACTAAACAAGATATACAAGGTACAGTTAAAAGAAAAGGTACAAATTATATTGTACTAGAAGATAATAGAAACAATTTACACAAAGCATGGATATGGGATTGTGTACCAATCGCCAGTGATAAAGAGGTTGCAGTTAGAGAACATAATTTAAATGTAGACTATGGCTTTGAGGGTGTATCTGAAAAGAAATACAAACAAAAATTTGAAGAATTTAAGAAAGAAATTACGATGAAATTAGAGAAAGAATCACATGAAATAGGCGCCGATTATGCCAATCATACTAAAGAAGTGACACCTGGTGAGACGCCAGAAGCTAAACCAGTTGACGCTAAAGAGAGAGGTTGGCCTACACAAGGGTACAAAGAGATAAAAACAGACAAAATAAATGAAAAAGATATACAAATATTTGCTTCTTCAAGTGACACAATAGATAAATATAAACATAGATTTAAGGAAGAGTGGAAATCCAAGTTGGATGAAGCTGTTCAGAAAATGCTTAAAGATTTAAAATAAAAAGATGAAAACATTTAGTACATATAGACAAACAATGGCTGAGGCCTACAAAGAGGTAAACATATTAGAGAACGATCTAATGGGTACTCTTACTGATAAGCAGATTGCAAATTTAAAAGCGCAATGGGCTAATAAGTCTATGAGAGATGTAACTCCAGGAGTTAAAGCAACTCTTAAAAAAATGGATATGCCTACTAAAGTTTCAATTGCACAAGCTAAAGTTAATATACTTAAAGACATAGTATTCAAAGAAGACGCTGAACTAGATGAGGGTAAAGTTAAATCTTTCCTTATGGACGTAGAAGATGACGCTACTAAAATGGACTTAAATAAGTTTATTAGAAAGCATTATGGCTCTATGGGTTTAACTGCTGATGAATTAAAGAAAATGTTTTACAGAGTTAACAATGAGTCAGTTAATGAGGCAATAGATGACCAAGCAGATATAGAAGAAGGTAGAATGAAAGATATCTTTACAGCAAATCAAGAAGGCGAAAGCATTGAAAAGATTGCTAAGAAATTAAAACTTTCAATAGCAACTGTTAAAGATGTATTAGGCGAAGAATTACTTGATGAAGTAGCAGATTCAATAACACCAATGATGTTAAAGGTTCTTAAAAAAGAATACGAACCATTTAGAAATAAAAAGATTTCAGCTGCTAGAGCAAAACAGTTAATGAATATATTAGATAAATTTAATGATAAAAATTTAGAAATTCTAAAAAAACATAACATACCTTTTGTTTCAAGTGGTGCAATGTCAAAACTTATGGTTAGAAAAATGAAATGGAAAACAACAACTATAAATCCATTTAAAGAAGAAACACAACAAAATACATTTAAAGAAATGGTAGAAGGCTGGGGTGCAAGAAAAGCTTCAGGCGGATATCATGGAGATAAAAAATTCAAGAAATTAAAAAGCGAAGTTGAACCTAAAGGCGACAAAGAAATAGAAGAAGGTATGCCAGGTGGTGCTAACTCATCTAGTAAAAAAGGTAGTGTTTGGAGAAAAGCAATGAAGGCTGCTATGAAAAGAAACTACATGAGAAAAGCTGAGCATGAGCCTAAAGGAGATGAACTAAAAGAAAAATTTACAGTACAGATTACTAAAAAAGATGGTGGTCAAATAGTACATGGGTCATACAAAACTAAACCAGAGGCTGACAAATTTATTAGATGGTACAAAACTGGTCCAATGAAAGATGTTAAATCAGTTGAAGTAATTAAAGAAATGGCTAAAGATGACGCACACGCAATTGGTATGGCGGCTGCTAAGAAACATACAGGTGACACAGAGGCACCTTTAGAAAAATCTACAATTAAAAAAGGCCATGAAATTGCAGATAAGATTTTAAATAAAGAAGCAGTAGGTCATTATCAAAAACTTATGTTAACTTATGGTAAACCAGGTGGTGACGCTAAGGTTTATTATACAGACTATATGCAAGACCTCCAAAACAGAGCTCAAGAGTATAGAAAAAAAGGTTTCATAATAGGTAAAATGGGTAGAAGTGTACCAATGAATCAATTGCCTAAAAAAATGCCAATGAAAGGTAAAGAAATTAAAACTGAAAGATTGTGGTTAAAACACAAAAGAGGAGATAAAAAGTAATGGGATATTTAAAGAATAAACCAAATAGTTTAGAGGATATGGCAAAACAAATGAATATCCACACAAACGAATCTGGTTATAAAGATATGTTCAAGAAAGAATTGGACAAAACTGGTAAAGCTGGAGTTGGTGGTATGACACCTAAAGAAAAGACAGCTTTCTTTAATAAGATTGACAGTAAACATACTGCTAAAAACGAAACAGTTAAAGAAGAAACTAATTGGTCAGAGGCGGCTCAAGAACAAGAGAAAAGACAAGAAGACGCTAAGTATTTTAAAACTGAAGACAGTAAAAAAATACCACCAATATCAAAAGATAATAAACCTGGTGTTAAGATCGCTAAGATTAGAGCAATGAAAGATGGTGAAGAAGGATCAGATGATGAAGTACAAAAGTTAAAAGGTCAGGTTGATTTATTAAAACAAAAATTAGAAAACGAGAAACATAAGGCTGTTAAACCAATGCCTAATAAAGATACAGGAGAGGTTCCTTTATCTGTTGGTATTGCTTACAAACATTTAAGAGACAAAATGAAAACTGAAGCTAAAGTTAAATCAGAGTCAGAACCAGAAGCTGATAAGCCTTTAGACACAGCAGCGAGAGATAAGAAAATGATGGAGCCAAAAGGTAAAACTATGACTGGCGAACCAAAAACTCCTGTTGAAATGAATCCAAGAATCAATCACTCATTTTAGAAAAGGGTAGACTTGTTATGGACAAACTGCCTAGAATATATTGTGACATGGATGGTGTCCTTGCCGACTTTATGGTGGCTGCTAAAAAGGCAACAGGTCAAACATTTAATCAATCAAATTCAGACGAACATTGGGAAGTAATTAAGAAAACTCCTAAATTTTGGTCAGATATGCCGTGGATGCCAGGTGGTAGACAGTTATGGAGATTTATATCAAGATATCAACCACATATTCTATCGGCTTATACACCAAACGATCCAAATTGTAAACCAGGTAAGATAAAATGGTTAAAGAAGAACGTTAACCTATCTAATATGAATAGAATTAATCTGGTTAGACGAATACAGAAACAGAATTACACAAAAACACTAGGTAAACCTACTGTTTTAATAGACGATTTCAAAAGAAATGTAGACCAATTCACACAAAAAGGTGGTATAGGAATCTACCATACCTCAACAACCAACACAATTAAACAACTAAAATCACTAGGTTTCTAATATTAAACTGTTATAAATAGTGTTAGTTATAACAATAAAGTAAATTTAAATTTAAAGGAGAGAATTATGTCTTTATGGGGAAACGATATTAAACCCAAAAATTTAACCGACGCTGAGAAGAAGGAAGTATACGCTACTGCTTCTGGCTGGGTTAGAGAAGCGGGTTCAGTTTTATCCGGTAATGATAACACTTCAGCAACACCAGAAGTTTTAGTTGCAGTGGGAGCTTTAGCTACTACTATGGGTGCAGGTGATATTACCGAAATAGAATTTATTACGACAGCATTTGATAAATCTGCTGGCGGCACACTACAAATGAGAGTAAGATTTAACGAAGACGTTACCGTGACAGGTACACCGACATTATCATTAACAAATGGTAACCAAGGTACTGGTTCTGGTAGAGGTCCTCATGTTTTATCTTATGCTTCAGGATCAAACACTAACGAGTTGGTATTCAGTTTAGTTATAGGAGCTAATAATGCTGCTACTAACGCAAACGATGTATTAACAGTTGGTACTAACGCAATGGCACTTAACGGTGGTACAGTAAAAGATAGAGGTACTAATACTAACTCTACAATTACTAACTCATCTTCTATAGGTACAGCGGCTGGTTCTTTAACAGTTGTAGCTTAATAAACAATTTTGAATAAGCTTATATTATAATACTAGTAAAATAATAAGGAGAAATAACATGGCAACAGTAAACACAATAACTATTGACAGTGATGGAGATTTCAACAGAGCTGCTGGCGGTACTATAACTGCTTCAGTGGTAATGAGTGAAGACGTAAAAGTATCAGGTACACCTGTACTTAATCTAACTAATGACAATGCTGGTCCAGGCGATGGCAGAGTACAGTGGTTAGAAATGTCAGGTCATTCTGGCGACACTATGACTTTTTCATACACTCTAGGTGCAGATGATAAAAAATCTGGCCAAGATGACGATTCAATATCAATAGGTGCTAATGCGTTAGCATTAAACGGTGGAACGATTAAAAACGAAAACACTGGTGATGACGCTACTATAACTCACCCAGCAATGGCTGGTACAGTTAAAGTATATACACCTGCTTAATATTATAACAATATTTTATAGGGGTCCTAAAAAACCCCTATATAATAATAACAATTGATGTAGTCAAATGGCTACAGTAGCATTCCCGAAAGGGTTTAAGGAGAAACAATGGCAGACAAAAAAGTAACACAAT